AACCAACGAAATATACGCGGGACTATATGACTACATCGAGGCATTCGCATCGGCAGAAGGACGAGGCTATGAGATTGAGGATCTGGACGATCCCGTGTATGGATTACCTCGATCCACTCAGGATCCTGATATGTCTTTCATCGAGGATATACCACTGTCCGCAAAGGGTGAGTCTATCCGACCGAGGGACTACCAGCTCGAGGCGGTCGCACACGCACTGACAAATAAACGGTCAATGCTGCTGTCACCGACGGCGTCCGGTAAGTCGCTCATCATCTATCTGCTCTGTCGATGGTATCTCGACAATCACGGTGGTCGCATTCTTATTGTGGTTCCAACGACCTCACTTGTCGAGCAGATGTATGGCGACTTTGCCGACTATTCGACTCACGACTCCGACTTTAATATCGAGAAGGCCGCACATCGAATATACGGTGGTCAGGATAAAAACAATCGGGGCGCACGTATCGTCATCTCAACGTGGCAGTCGATCTATAAGTTACCGACGCAGTGGTTTCGTGAGTTCGGTTGCGTGATCGGTGACGAGGCACATAACTTCAAGGCTAAGTCCTTGACGTCGGTACTCACTAAGTGCCACGACGCGGAGTATCGATTCGGTACGACCGGCACACTCGACGGTACACAGACTCATAAGTTAGTACTCGAAGGTTTATTTGGTCCGGTGTATCACGTCACTACGACCAAGGAACTCATGGACGAGGGATCACTAGCGAGTCTGGATATTAACGTTCTACTGCTGAAGTATCCCGACGCTCTGTGTAAAGAACTTAAGGGTTCAAAGTACCAGGAGGAGATCGACTTTCTCGTATCCAACGAGTCTCGCAATAAGTTCATTCGTAATCTTGCGCTGGATCAGTCGGGTAATACTCTTGTTTTGTTTCAGTACGTGGAGAAACACGGCAAGCCACTTCATGATCTGATACGAGAAAAAGTGTCGGACGATCGTCATGTGTTCTTTGTCTCTGGTGGTACCGATGTCGAGGGTCGAGAGCGAGTACGTCAGATCACTGAACGAGAGAAGGACGCGATCATCGTTGCGTCGATGGGTGTGTTTTCAACAGGGATAAATATTCGTAACATCCACAACGTAATCTTTGCATCACCGTCCAAGTCGCAGATACGTGTTCTACAGTCGATTGGTCGAGGACTGCGTAAGGCGGACGACGGTCGTGATACCACACTGTACGATATCGCCGACGACCTACACTGGAAGAAGCACAAGAACTATACGTTGAATCACTCGGCTGAAAGAATTAAGATCTACTCCAAAGAAAAGTTCAAATTCAAAATATACGAGATACCATTAAAATGACAGAACTGAGCGACGTGAACATTCGCCATCTTAAACTCTCGACCGGCGAGGAACTTATCGCAATTGTACTCGATCAAGAGGAACTTGACTCCGAGGATCGATCTCCTGGTCTGATGGTTTTGCAGAGACCGATGAAAATTCATACCGTCGAAAAAAATAATATGATGTCGTTTCTATTCTACGAATGGCAACCGTTATCAAAATCTGATGTGTGTTATATCAATCCGATGCATGTCGTCTCTCACGTCGAGTGTGATGACCAGGTCAAAGGCCAGTACATAAACATCTGCGTTAACGATGATTCTCCGTTGCCATCTGAACCGTCAAGCGATATCGAATCAGAATTTGAAAATCTTGTTATCGATAGTACAGATTCTGACGGACCTACATACCACTGATACTGGTATATTCCCCTGCCCGCCGGCGACTAAATTATTATATCACAGTTCATTTGATTTGTAAATAGACAACTCGTTTTACATATCCATTTGACTGTGGTATAATAGTCTTTATAAAATAATTGGAGAAGTTATGAAACGCGCACCTCAACACTATGTGAATAACAAAGAGTTCTCTCAGGCGGTCGTTGACTATGTCGAAAAGGTCAACGAGGCAGAGGCTGCTGGTGATCCTGTACCAAACGTGCCGGACTATATTGCTCAGTGTTTTCTTAAAATCTCTGATGGCTTGTCGCACAAACCCAACTTTATTCGATACACCTATCGTGAAGAGATGGTAATGGACGGTGTTGAGAACTGTCTTAAGGCCATTACGAACTACAACATTGATACCGCCACACGAACGGGTACTCCCAACGCCTTCTCTTATTTTACGCAGATCTGCTACTATGCGTTTCTTCGTCGTCTAGCAAAAGAAAAGCGACAGCAGGATATTCGATTTAAGTACATGGAGGACGCAGGCGTAGAAGAGTTTCTTCAGGAGACAGGTGACGTTAACGTTGATGCTGGCAATCGTGCGTTTGTTGATTCACTACGGGATCGCATTGAGCAGGTCCACAATCGAGACGAACTGCTGAAGGAGTACGGTAAAAAGGATAAGGAGGAAACGAAAAAGAAACCGCCCAAAGGAATCGAAATGTTTATGGAGCTGGACAAGGAGATTGAAAATGATTGATTCATATATTGCTGGAGAGATCGAAGGAACTGACCTGAGTGACTATGAAGGAACGTATGAGACCGAAACGTATGGACTTACCGATAATCTGGATGATTGGCATTGGTCGAGGTTGGAGATGAATGGCTTCCTAGGTTGGTGGGATGCTGCAAAATATATTATTCATAACTTTAATGTTGTGAAGTGCCAACTCACTCCGGTTGCCCTTGATAAGGGTAAGGAGCTTCTTGCAAAAAGTATTCGATTGGATAATATTGAGGATCTTTCAGACTACTTGTCACCAGATGACGAGATCTATTTGTATAACGTATACCAAATGCCAGATGATTGTAAGTTTGATGAAGAGTCAAATACACTTAAATACATTAAAAGAGATAAGAAGTGGGTTGTTCGGTACTCTATGGTTCCTTCTTCTAAGTAAATAGTATGACTAAGATTGCAGTAATCAACGACACACACTTTGGTGTTCGTAATTCTTCGGATATCTTTATCGAGTACCACCGCCGATTCTTTGAGGAAACGTTCTTTCCTTATGCGAAGAAACACGGCATCAAACATATTCTTCATGCCGGTGATCTGTACGACAATCGTAAGTACATTAACTTTAAGGTGCAGCACGCGTCTCGCAAGATGTTTCTTGAGCGCCTCAGCGAGTTAGGAATGACAATGGACATCATTCCTGGTAATCATGATGTGTACTATAAATCGACTAACGATCTTAACTCGCTGAAAGAACTACTAGGTTATTTTACATCCAATGTCAATGTGATCATGGAACCACGTGTAATGGACTACGATGGTCTACGTATCGGTATGTTACCTTGGATTAACGCCGAGAATCAGTCGGAGTCGATGCGATTCATCGATCGATGCGATGCACCGTGGCTCATCGGTCATCTTGAACTCGCGGGATTTGATATGATGCCCGGTATGAAATCGACTGACGGTATGTCCGCCGACAAACTCAGCAAGTTCGAGACTGTTCTTTCTGGTCACTTTCATACAAAGTCGCAGCAGGGTAACGTTCGATATCTTGGATCACAGATGGAGTTCACATGGGCGGACGCCGGCGATCCTAAGTACTTTCACGTTATTGATACTCAGACACGTGAAATCGAGGCGGTACGTTGTCCGATCACGATGTTCGAAAAGATCTACTACGACGACCAGAAAATGAATTACTTCGAGGACTATGACGTCTCTTGTCTAGATGGTAAGTTCGTTAAGGTCGTCGTTGTGAACAAGACCGATCCGTTTACATTTGATCGATTTATTGATAGAATACAACAGATCGACCATCACGACTTAAAGATTGCAGAGAACTTCGAGGAGTTCGTCGGTGATAACGTTGAGGTTGACGACGAGATCTCCGTGGAGGATACGACTCAGCTACTCGACTCGTACGTCGATAACTCCGAGACGGATCTTGAGAAGGATCGGCTTAAGGAACTTATGCGGTCGGTCTATGTAGAAGCATGTAATCAGGAAATCGTATGAGCATTCGTTTTAAGAACGTGCGTTGGAAGAACTTTCTTTCGACCGGTAATAACTGGACCGAAGTGGCACTGGATCAGTATCGATCAACGCTGATCGTTGGTGAGAACGGATCCGGTAAGTCGACGATGCTCGATGCTCTGTCTTTTGGTCTGTTCGGTAAGGCGCATCGTAACATCAAGAAGGATCAGCTCGTCAATTCGATCAACGAAAAGTCGGCGGAGATCGAGGTCGAGTTCGATGTTGGTCGACACTCGTTTCGCGTCTATCGTGGCATTAGACCGAATAAGTTTGAGATCTGGCAGAACGGTAAGATGATCAATCAGTCTGCCAATGCTCGTGACTATCAAAAGTATCTTGAGCAGTCGATTCTGAAACTGAATCATAAGTCCTTTCATCAGATCGTAGTACTCGGTTCCTCGAGTTTCATTCCGTTTATGCAGCTGCCGGCTCATACGCGTCGCGAGGTCATAGAGGATCTTCTCGATATTCAGATTTTTTCTAAGATGGGCTCGATTCTTAAAGAGCAGCTATCGGTTGTCAAGGAAAAAATCAAAGAGATCGACTATACAGTAAGTTTGACCAAGGAAAAGATCGACCTTCAACAGAAGTATATTCGAGACATTACAGAGATCAACTCTGAACAGATTCGACAAAAGCGCGAGGAGATCACTCAGTATCAGACAGAGATTAAGTCTCTACAAGCTCGA